ATGGAATCATTCAAGAATAAGAACGACGATATTCAAGTCCTTCGCTGCATCGCAATAATATTCGTTATGTTGGTTCATTCAATTATTATTATTCCGCAAGATTACTCCCACTTCTATTTTTCCATTAAGAAAGTATTCAACACTGGTTCTGGTGTTGATTTGTTTTTTGTTATGGCTGGCTTTTTCCTTTCACTATCACTGCGTAAATTAAAGGATGGGCCAAAACAAAACACCTACTTTTCCTTCATGGGCAAGAAATTTAAAAGACTATCACCTGCTGCTTACCTTTGGTCAGTCATCCCTCTTTTCATGTCACTTGTGATGCCTGACACATACTGGCTAAGCGTCCATGACATGGCCATAAAATTCCTGTCTTCCGTATTCTATGTTAGAAATTTTGAAGAAATCAGACTGACCAGCGTTTTCGGATATCTTTGGGCGTTAGGGCTTGAAGTACAGGTCTTTGCAATTTTTGCTCTCTTATACACTTTTTTCGGGCGGAAGGTGTATTACACTAGCGCATTCATCATCTGTTTTATCATGCTATTTTATCGCCCAGGCGGCTCTTATTCATGGATGTTCAGGTATGATTCGATGCTTTATGGCATCATTCTTTATTATATGATCGTTGAAAAAGAATGGCTCAGGGATGGATTAAGACTTATCTCTCGCAAGTCTTCATTGAAGCCTTTTTTGTCAGTTATCCTGCTATTGCTGCTTGCGGCATCATTTAATATTCCCTCTGACAAATTCAATATAACAGTATTGTCTTCAATAATTAGTTGCGTGCTAATCTCATTCGCTTTGTACGGCGGAGGGTTGTTTGGCTGGGTACCATCACCTGTTTATAGCTTGATGAGATTAATTGGCAACAGGAGTTACTCTCTTTTTTGTTGTCACATACCCTCTTGGCTTCTAACGTTGCAGTTATTGCAGGGCCACGTAAGCAGCCCTGCAACCATGGTAATTGCACAGTTACTATCGATGCTGATATTTACAGAGATCACATACAGGTTTATTGAGAAGAGTCTGATGAAAAAAAATAAGCCACTGGCTTAATTTTTTGGATAAAAACCCTTTTTCTTGGAGTAAGCATAGCCAATATCTACAAACACCCCATCTTCGATGATTTGCGTGGTCGTTCCTTCAGGCAGAATCAGTTCTGCCTCACCATCCCATACAATAATGTTAACGACAGTTGCCTCTGAAATTACTGCATAATTGCTATTCATGCATACTCCTCAATGATCAAATATCCGCTTGCACCAGCACCGCCTGTTACTGCGACTGCTACGCCGTTTGCCCCACCGCCAGCGCTACCAGGAAAACCACCCGCTCCTGAACCAGATGAGTAATGACCCTCGCCGCCTTGAGTAGAGAATGCACTCCCTCCCGATCCGCCGAGCGAGTTGTTGGGAGCCCTGCCACTTGATCCATTGAGGTTAAGGACATTTCCGCCCGTTGCTGTACCCGCGGATGAAGTTGTTGCCCCCGCCTGATTATTCGTTGTCCCGCCGCCACCAAACCCTCCAGTAGCAGAAAACAGGCTTCCTAAACTAGTAGAGCCTGCTGCACCTCCATTGCCGCCGGTAGAAGTACCGGCAGCGCCACCAGCACCAATCGAGACAGCCAAAGGACCGGTTACACTGAATATGCCCTCAACGTAAGCTCCACTTGATCCGCCGGCTGCGCCTGCAGTTGCTGCCGCGCTAACACCGCCGCCTCCGCCGCCGCCGCCCCAGGCTCGAACTCTTATTTTCTTTGCTCCTGCAGTCGGGGTATACGTACCACTAGATGTAAAAGTTTTCACCCCTAGAAATCTGCCGGGTGTATATGCCGTAAGCGCACTTTTCAGTTGGGCCTGGAGTGCGTTCATATCGCCATTATCAAGCACATCAGCAGCGTTCTGGTCTGAAATAAACTGAGCAACGATTGCAGCGATGGTAGTCGCCTGGCGCAGAGCTTTATTCACCTGGGCGGATGAAGCTTTCCCTGATGTAAAGCCTGTAGCCAGCGCAGTTAAGGATTCCCAGTCAGCCTGTGACAACACGTTTGCACCGGCACCCGTAGCGAAAGGTTTAAAGTTATTAGCGGCCATTAAAGTATTTTCTCCCAAGCGCCATCATCAAATCCGGCGATATATGCGTTATCCGTGTCGAAACCAAAAAAGCGGTTTCCAACGGATGGGGTTTCAATTGAAGGGGTTTGAATATCGCCAGCCCAGACGCCGGCAGCTTTTACGGTTAGATATCCCTGCCGAATGGCTGCGATGAGTTCCAGCGACACCTGGCTGATGTCGACTTCAGGGAACACCCATACAGAAATTGTCATGTCCTGATTATCAACAATCTGCATCCTTAAACCGGAGCCATTGAGAGCCGTTTCCAGGATTTCCGGCAACGAATCGTTTTGCCCGTCCCAGCTGTTGATGGCTATCTTCGCCTTCAGGACGATGCGATAGGTGTCATCACTCAGGCTGGTGAAGCCAGCATCCGGGTCATACGGCCCTTGCCATACACCCTGATCCCAGCCAACCCCATCGGTATCAAACGAAAAGTAGACGCCACTGATTGACTGGCTGACTATTCGCGTTCGCCCAATCCACTCTCCCAGCACATCCAGCTGCACACCCACCGCACTGTCGATATCGAAGGCAGTGAGCAGATTCTGCAGGGCTGTGGAAGTATCAGTAAGCGGACGCGTTGACAGGTCGACGTGATCGACAAACAGAGGTTTTCCTCTGTGGTAGTTGGTAATCAGGTCGGTATATTTGCTCATGACGTCACCGTGAGAGCGATATTTGCTGTACTGCAGGAAGCCGATTCGTTGAAGGCTATGACGATATTCGCCGCCGCCTGTGAGCCTGCCGACTTGCCGATTGTCAGGGCGTTGATGTCGTAGTATTTCGCATTTCCACCGCTCACTACGCCGAGGTTAGCCGGTGAATAGATGCGGCTTAACAGGACGTCATCGCCAATTGTCAGGCTGTTGATGTAATCGGCAATCGCCTGTTTAATCTGCTCGCCGATCTGAGTGGTGTAACCGGTGAAGACCTTCAGAGTTATGGCGACATAAATCGGAACATCTGTTGATCGTGAAAAGCTGATTGCGTGAGGATTATCGTATTTATCCGGCACTGTGACGGTCGTCGAGCCGAAAGTGGCAACACCCTGGCCTTTTTTGCCACGGATAGTCTGTGCGATATCCGTAACGTCCCCACCGTCCACTATTGCCGCGATTGAGTGTGCTGGTATGCCATCACCGTTCACAGCTCCGGTATCATTTTCATAAAGCTTGTGACGAGTTACGCCTGTTACGTTTGCGATCGCACCGTCGACAGCATCAAACGGCGTCAGGGCCGGAATTGCCACACTCTGATTTTGACGCACACGAAGCTGAGCATCAGTTTCCGCTGCTGATCCTACAGTCGCCGCGCTGGCATTCGATACCGCAGTCCACCCACGCGTCGGCGTATTGATTTTGGTGATGCTGCCGGCAACAGCTGCAACAGCGCCAGAATTAGCGCATGTAGCCGTTACCGTCACCGATCCGCTGACGTTAATAGTCACGCTGCCCGGCAGGTTCCAGATAATGCCATTGGCATCCTTCACAGAGCCATTGGTGATTGTCGTTCCGGCCGTGCCAGTCAGCGTAACGTCAACCGTGGAGTTGGTGGCTGCTTTACGCGCAATGCCATTAATTTTGACGTTGCGTGTTAAAGCATCGGTCATGCCTGATGATGGCGAGAACGAGTTGTAAACCTGAATAGCCGTGTTGTTGGCATCATGTACTGCCAGCGCCACAAGCGCGACCATCTGCCCGTCTTTACTGTCAGGCTCGAGATAAGCGTCGGTACCGTAAATCTGCTGAAAATAATCGGTGATAGTGCTCAGGATTGTCTGGTAATCAGGCGCACTTATCCCTGAGGCGGTCACCGTAGCGGAGAGCCCCAGCGTGTCTAAATTGAGAGCCATTACGCCTCGCTTGTGACTGTCGTCGTTCCGTAGATGGTGTCGATCGTCGCGGTAAACACTACGCGGCGGGATGAGGTGTTCAGCGTCGTATCGAACGACCTGATAGAGTTAACGCCTCGCGTCTCAAGGATGCGCTGGCGAATGGCGAGGTTGTACGTTTCCGGCTTCTGTTTGCCCAGCACTGACTGAATCCACGGCGTGCCCTCTGTCGTGTCGAGGAACCACTGCCCGTACCAAAGCAGGAAGCGAGTTTTCACCGCCTGCGCCACCGTTTCCGGTGAGTTGATCAGCCAGGTATCGTTGCCCTGTCCGAAGGTGTAATCACCATCGTCATCTTCGCGTCTGTACCTCATTGCGGGCCTCCCGTATTACTGCCACCTGACTGCACTCCTCCGTGAACATGTCCAGTTTGACTGATGCCCGCTGCAATCTGGTCTCCGGTGGAAGTGATAGCGCCATTCACTTTAACGTCGCCGTTTATCGTCACTTGCCTTGATGTAATCGTTACGTTTCCGCCCTGCCGCAATTCAATGAAGCTGGCGCCGTCATCGGTACGTATTTGCAGGGAATCGGTGCTGATATTGCCTATCACTTCAGCCTGCGACTGCGGGCCGATAAACGCAAAGGCGTCTGAAAGGTCATGCTGACGAGGATCAACCGGCTCCTGCACGCCGCCGTTCTGCCACCAGAAGTCGATGCAGCGATCCGAAAACACCACCAGACACTCGTCACCATTTTTAACGGGAAAGGTGATGGTGCAGCCGCCACCGCGCGGGAAGACCACAGGAACGTCGACGAGCAGCGGTAACGGCGCAGATTTAAACTCGCCTGCCTCATCTGCCACCTGACCTGATATGGCCGGCTGAACAGTGCAGGTGCATGCTATCGGATCAAACGACTGGATGATGCCTGGCATGGAGACGCGAAGCATGGAGAAGATGGTGTCAGACAGCACCTTCATTGCCTGCTGCTCGCCGCCAGCCAGCGACTGGGGTGTTACTGTCATGTTTACTCCGGGCATTAAAAAACCCGCCGTAGCGGGTTAGTCGGAAGCAGTAATTTAAAGATTCATGCTTAAAACTATTTTGCAATCATCTAATGTCAAACCTAAAACAGAAGCCGCTTCAGAATATTGACATGAGTTTTTGACCCTTCTGAACCCTAATACACCAAACTGATCACCTTTTTCTTTCATCAGTTCGTCTTCATCCCCTCCTTCACGGCGCGCATATCCAGCCGCCTCAAAGCGGGAAGCTTTAGATATAGCAGTATGAATTGCAAGGTTGCCATCTAACTCAGGATTGGATTTGAAGAAGTCTTGCAGCGTTCCTGCGTGGCTTAATAATGGGAAAAGCATCAATAGGGATATAAGTAGTTTCATTCACTTCACCTTAACGCAATCGAAAGTACCAAACACTCGGGGTTGATCCATATTACTGCGAATCGCCTCAACGTTTAGAATGGCCTTGCCATTACGCTTAATGTAATCAATGCCAAACCAGCCCGGCGCATCTCCCCTTTGAACCATCCACTGGTAGCTAAGGTTGTTATAGTCATCTTTAGCGCCAAGAAAGCTAAACTTTTGCGTTTCTGGCCGCGCGTTGTTGATGTGCATAAATCCATCATGACTTGATGAAAGGGTGAATGGGCCGCACTGCATTAATGGCTTTGCCTGATCGTCTGCATTAGCACCGATGGAAATAAGAAATATTGATAACGCGAAGAGAATTTTTCCTTTCACACTCCAGCACTCCTGTTCAATGTGCCTGCAGATTGGAGGTCAGCAGACCCGCGCGCTATGCACATCAGATCCATGTACCAAGGCTGACCTCTGGTATCGCCAGTATAATCTATAGCCGATACGATATACACGCCATCAGCCGCAATACTTGCAGGTTGTTGCAGTGTTCCGTTAACGCTCAGGTTGCCGTTCGTATTGTCTTCTCTGGCCCTACCCGGCAGGGCTTTAACCTCTTCTGACGACAGGCTGGTCCGGTAAATCGATGCCTGGTCGAGCTGCACTAACCCCTTAAGCCGGATATTCGGGTTTATCAGGCAGCGCACGTTAACGCCCGCGCCCATAGTCTGCTGAGGCATTCCGATCAGGCCGGTATCGCTGTTCAGCACGATCGCTTCCTGTACGTATTTATCGTTCGGCACCATCTGCGCCTGGCCATCAACGAGCTGCCAGGTGGCGCTACACTGCGCCGCCACGTTATCCATCACATCGCGCGTTGACTGGTAAAGCACTCGCCCGCGCGGGAATACCGTAGCAGGAGTATCACCGGTGATCCCCTTAGTCACGCCAAACGGGTTGAAGCTGTCCATAGCCGCGGCGTGAACATCAGCCACGGTATAGCCGGCCGCGAGCGTTGTGGTCACGCTGGCGTTCATGAAAGCCTGATGCCCGTCGATCGCCTGAATCAAAACCCAGGTATCGGTAGGATTGTCGCGCCCGGTGACGGTGAAGCGTATTTCACCGCTGAAAATTTCCCCGAAGTTCGTACCATTTGTCTGGCCAACTTTCGACGGGTCTATTTCCGTTGCCACGCCGATCTGGCTACTGTCTACCGCCGCCGGCATGCCGTCATAGCCCGCGATGATCTTAATCTTCGCGAACTCTTTTCCCAGAATACGGCTGCAGGTGTCTTTGGAAAGGTTATAAATCTTCACCATCGCAACGCGCGGCCAGCGGGTATCAGTCCACTCAATGCGGAACGTCACCTTGAAGTCACTCAGGCTAATGCCTTCACCACTTTCTGACAGAATTTGCAGCTCGAAGTGGCGCATCCAGTTCTGTGACATATTTACTCCGTTACGGCCCAGAGATGGCTGCTTATGCCTAAGTCGGTTTTAATGGGGTAGTCCTGCGTCGGATCATCGCAAAGCACCACGAGCCCGAAGCCGAGTTCGAGATAAGAAAATGACGCCAGCAGGTTAGCGCCCGTAACCAGAGGAATGCCGGTCACAATGCCTGCGCCGCTGCTGTCGAGTAGATCCATCACCCAGCCTGCGGCGTCACGCCATATTGTTCTTATCGAGTAATTAACCCCGTTTATCGCCACGGCGAATTGCTGGTTATCAGGTGACAGGGGGATTTCACTGGCCTGCATCGTGTCTCCTTAAAACAGGTCGGACAGCTTCGATAAAATCGACTGGCTGCCGGTGGGCTTCGTCGACTTAACGCCGGAGTTTTGCACTGCTGACGTACTCACGCCCTGCGACATGTCAGCCTTATCTGCCACCGATATCGTCTGCGTTGAAGAGATGATCACCCCGCGCAACGTTAGCGTCGCCATCAGCACATTTTCCGATGTACGGTCAGTCGTTACATCCAGCACGCGGATCAGCATGTTGGTGTAGAGGCGCTTGCCGGTTACCACGTCAAACGGCACGCGGCTTTCCTGCAGGTCGATGAGCTGCTGATAAACCTCTTTCGGGCTAAGGCCAAGGCTGAGCCCAATCGAGGAAGTATCGAGGAGATCCAGCAACGAACCGCCGCCAGAAAACCCCACCTCCATCACCAGCTCTGGCGGCCTTTTGAAGGCGTGGTCAGCAACAGGAGCATCCTTTTCGACGGGATGCTCTGTGATTTCCAGTGTGTCGCTATGCTTTTCGGTGATCACCACGTCCGGCACTATCAGCCCGATTTTCCGGCTCTGCTGTGAAAACAGCGTAGAAAGAATGTCCATCAGCGCGGCCCCGTTCCGAGTGCTTGCGTAAAGCGTGAGTTCACGGCCATCTGCTTGTCGGCGACTTCGCTGGCGGCCCTGCTCGGGTCGTTAACTCCGTGGATATGGATATTAGTTTCCTGGCTGATCTGCGCGCCGCTGGCAGGCATATTGCTGAGAACGCGCGGAATATAATTCCGGGTTTCTTCCGGCATTAGCGCCATGCCATGCTTCTGTACGTTACCGATGCCCCAGTTATAAGACGCGAGCGCCTTGGGAAGGTCGCCGTTATTGGCCTTTAAGAGCTGGGCGAGATATTTCGCTGCAGCCTGTGCGGACTTAACCGGGTCAAATGCCTCGTTACCGCGCAGCCCCAAATCCTTAGCCGTGCCGGGCATTAGCTGGAATAGCCCTTGCGCGCCGGCGCCAGACATCGCATTGGGGTTGCCTGCAGACTCGGTGATAGCAACGCTTTTCAGCAGGCCCACAGGAAGCTGATATAGCTGCTCCAGTTTGCCGAACATTGGTTGCAACCACCCCAGCAACTGACTGCCTTCCTTACTCGCCTGAGGCCGCCTGAAAGACTGCCCGTATTGTTCAACCGGGCCATCTACCGGATAGATGCGCTCTGGTCCAGGGTCTTCCGCTGCCATCGGCTGGACAGAGCTATCACTGAACCATCTTTTCATGGCTGCCCCGATACTGCGCGGGTCGAATCCGGTTTTTTCCTTGATATAGTCTGCGGCACTGTCCGCGCTGGCGGATACGGCAGGCAATGCATCGGGGTTACCCTGTCCCTGATTTATCAGCTCGCGCCCGATCGCGTAGGCATCTTTCCATCGTCCGTCTTTAATGGCGTTGAGCAGGCGCGCTATCCCGTCCAGCATTTTGGACAGCTCGCCAAGGTTTTCCATGAGGTTGCTCATGTCCCATTTGGCTGTCCATGTCTGCGGGTCGATGCCGAGCAGGCGCATAACGGCATCTTTCAGATCGTCGACGCCTTTAATGGCGCCTTTTATCTGCGGCTCCCACTTTTTCCAGTCGATGAGTGACTGGCCGCCTTCCTTCCACGTTTTGTAATCGTCGTAGAGCGCCAGAATGGCAAGGCCAAGGGCGGTGATCATTCCAATCGGCGACATCACGAACGCGCCATTCAGGATGCGCCAGGCGATAACGAGCGCGCCGAACACCTCAATCAGGCGCTGTGTTGACTTGTCCAGCGATGACCACCATTGCATGATGTCGCCGCCAGCCTGAATCAGCCGATACACGACGCGGCCGATCACCTCAGCAAGCCACAGAATGCCTTTAACGCCGCTGGTAATCGTCTGCTCAATCTTCGGGAAGTTGTCGACGATTTGCTTACGCAGGGTATCGATAGAACCGGAAAGCCCTTCCGCCAGGTTAGAGCCGATCTTGTCGCGCGCCATACCTGCCATCTGGCCGAATGCGCGTAGAGAAGTCATGAAGCGGTTAGAGCTGGCGGCCGCCTGGTCGGCATTGAAGCCAATAGCTTTCGCCATTTGCGTATACTGAGCGCCAAACTGCCCCATACCGCGGCGCATTGCCATCAACGTGTTTTCATCTATACCCAGCATCTGCGCGTACTGATTCGCGCGGTAGTAAGGCATTTTGTTCAGCTGCTGGCCGACACCGGTAAAGATGGACGCCATATCCCGCATGTTGCCGCTGGCGTCGCGCGTCTGCACGCCAAGGCGATTCAGGAAACCTTCGGCGCCGGGATTATTACGCATAAAGCGCGACAGGCTTTCCAGTGAACCGCGCGCAGCTTCTGCACTCGATCCGGCCTGAGCGGCGGCATAACCGATCGCCTGAATGCCCGCGACCGTTGCGCCTGTGCGCTGAGATGCCCAGTAAAGCTGATCGAGGCCGCTGGCGATTTTCGCAGTAAAGGCAACCACGGAAATCGCTGCAGCCTCAACGGCAACACCCAGCTTCATTGCCTGCGCGGTGGTGCCGGCGATAACCGTATCAAATTTGCGAGCGCCAGCCTCGTCAACCTGAAAGCCGAGGCTTACCAGAAAATCCTTGATAGTCTCAGCGTTCATTTGCCTCTCTCCAGCGCTCTATACGGTTATTGTTGTCTGCCTTCAGGTCGAGCCAGTCATTCATTCGTGCAATGTCTGCCAGGTCTACCGAGCCATCCTTTAAGGCTGAATAGCTGATGTACCCGGCATCAACCGGGCGCATCAGAAAATCTTCGCCATCAGGAAGTGATTCCAGCGTCAGGCCACTTACTGGGGCGCAGTCTCGCTGGCGGGGAGTGCGGGCAAAAAATTTCCCAGGCTGTCGCCTACCACCCGACCAACCATCTGCAGCATGCTCATCAGATCGATGTCGTCGAACATCAGCGTGCCCTGAGACATCACCGGCGACCAGCTTTTACCGTTCTGGCGGGAAACCACCGACAGACAGGGGAAGATGATCGCGTTGGTATCCTCTTCGGACATTCCAGCAAGTGAATCAGCGATTTTGGGCAACGCGGTTTCTATCGCCTTATAAACGTCGCCGCCTTCTGCTGCTGCTTTGATGCCCTGAAAGTCAGCCAGCATCCCGGCCAGAACCGGAAGCAGTTTGCGGGAAACCTTGAGCTGATCGAATACGCTGAGCTTTGCCGTGCGGTACTGCACGCCTTTGATTTCAAATTCCATGTTTTAAAATTCTCCCAGCACTTCGTCGACTTTGCCGCCATCGAACACCCATGCGACCATGCCCGCAACTTTTGGGTTATTCCAGTCAGGCTGCTTTTGAAATGCTGCTGCGCGGACTGTAACGATGTCGCCTGAGACTTTATTGCGGAGTACAAAAACGTTATTTCCCCACAGCGATGAGGACTGGCTCTGAGCGTTGTACATCAGAGAAAGTTTTTTGTTCACTGGGGAGGTTTTTTGCAGGTTGACCGTGACAGTCCCGGATTTTCCGGCGTGGAGGCTGTGCATCACCTCGCCATCTGCGCCGATCGTCATGGTGTTTTTGGATTCCGTCATGGTGACGGTAATGCCTTCCTCGGAGTTAGCAGAGCCGTATCCGAGGTCAACAGAGCCTGTCGGGCCGGTCATGGACGCGGTGATGTCCATAAAGGAGTAAGTCGCCATTTATGTCCCCTTAGCGAACAACGTTGATCTGAACATCGGCGTAGTGGACTGCGCCGGCCAGTTTGATTGCCGCCTGGATAAGCGGTGCTTTGCGAGCCTCGCGATCGGCCTGAGCCTGAGATGACAGCGGCTGTGCATAGACGTAATAGCCTTTCGTCAGCGTGTCGCCTGCACTGATCTGGCCGATGTCGCCGCCATTCCATACGCCCGGCGCTACCAGACCATTCGATACTGCCTGATCCAGCGACTGCTCGACGTTCGACAGCAGGCGGGTAATACCGGCCTCAGTCTGCGGAATTTTCGTGGTTGAGGTGTACAGCAGGTTGAAGAGATTGGTCTGCACGTAGTTCTGCAGCCAGTCCAGGCCGTGCCGCTCATCAAAGAAATCGCCGTTGGACATCACACCCTGCTGCAGGATCGCCGTGTCATTCGAGTAGTAAACGTAAACGTTCGCGTTTTTCGCATCGACAGCTGCCGCCTGCGAGCTGGTTAGAGTCTCGTACGTCACGCCCGGCTCGGTTTTGAACTTCAGCGTGATCGTGGTGTTGTTGCCGGTGAAGTTGACGGTAAACGCGCGCCCGAATGCAGACAGCGCCGCATATTTGCTCTTCGTCGAATACTGAACGAAAGTGCGGCCGTAGCCAGCGGCTTTGAGCGTTGAGGCGATGTCAGTAGTCGAGGCTGAGTCGATTATGCCGGAATCGTCAGACGTTACGGCAAACACGCGGCTGAGGCTTGATGCCTGAATAGCGGCGGCAGTCGCGGTGATTTCCGCTGCGGTGAGGTCTTCGTCGTCGGCAATGCCAAGACCATACCAGTTGGTGAACTGCAGCACGGCGGTGATAGCCTGCGCCAGCGTCTCAACGCTGCCGGATTCAGCCGTCGCCAGGGTTTTAGCCCAGCGCCCAACATAAACTTGTGTCGGCTGCGGAGACTGCGAAAAGTACACCAGTGCGGCAGCATATTCCGGGCTGCCCTCTCCAAAGTCTGCGCCGATCTCTTCCGAGCCGGTATACAGACGGATGCGCTCTGACACAGGGATAACCGTGGATGTGCCGAGAATGAGCAGTGAACCGAAATTACGACCCGTCGCCGCAGTGGGCGACATGATCACATCAACGTTTACAACGTTGGATACAGGTAAGCCCTGTGCCATAGATTAATCTCCAAAGAATGATACTGGCGCGCTGACCAGAGATTTGATGCCGTAATCGCGGATAACTTTGCGGCGCAGGCGCACGGTGATGTCGTACCGGCGCACCCACTGGTTATTGATAAGCTCGGGGAAAGCGGTCAGTTCACTGTAATCAGCGAGCGACAACTCGTTTGTTTTCAGGGTTTCGTTGTTCTGCTCAACCGTCAGCCCGTCACGGAACAGCGTCGCGATAGACTGGCTGTGCGGGCCGTAAAACGAGGCGAGCGTTTCTATCACCTCATGCCGCCACAGCTGATTACTGTCATCGGTCTGCCGCACGAATGCGGGGCCATCATCAGCAGTGAAGCCGATAATGCCGAAACCGCACCAGTCCACGTCCGCTGCAGGTATTGCCGCTTGTGTCGCTGTCCAGCGCGGGCGAACCATCCCAGCCGGCAGGCCCGATAATGCCCGTACCCACTGGCTGAGTTCTCGTTCCAGAGTTTCGTCGTAGGCCTGAGGCGCGCTGACGGGGGTCAGATACCCCGCTGATGTGCTGCTGTTACTCACGCGGGCCTCCATCAAACGGCTGCAGCTCACAGTGCGCCTGGACGAAACCGGCGCCGTAAGCCGTGTACGGATCGACAAAGGTCACGCGATAGTCGCGGCCGCGATAAGTCACGATGTCGGCATCAATGCCGGTGTTGCCGCTGCTCAGCCTGTAGGTGGTGACAATCAGGATTGCGCCATTAATCACCTGACCGGCCTGCATGCGCCGGGCTTCCAGTGAACGGTCAACCGTCACTACGCCGCCGAATTGGGTCTCTGTGGTGGTGTTTCTGGCAAAGCCATCCTCATCGACCGTCTGCTCATTGCGCTTTACCACGAGCGTCGTATCAAGGAATTCAGGCGACAGCAGAACGTCAGTTACATCAAGTGTCGGCATCTTTATCCCTCACAACGTGCGTGATTGAGCGGCGGTATTCGCCGGTGTCGATGAGTGGTTTGTTGCCAGTGCGACCCCGGCGCAGACGGTTGGCGATCGTGGCGTCAGCCAGGGGAGTGAATCCTGTAATTGTGATGTAACGCTTCACCCCGTTAGCGGCCACTGTCCCGGCGCGATCGAGCGATGTCACCGCACCCTCTGCATTTCCTTCCAGCGCCTTCTGAGCCGCGGCTTTCAGGTGAGGCATGAAATCCTGCTCAACCGACCGGACGCCGGGCTTCAGGTGCGGGCGTGGCGGGATGTTCTGCGCCGGTGAGCCATCCTCATTGATACGCCCGATTGCCGCATTCCCGATATCGCCATCGTCACGTTCATCCTTCGATTCAGGAATGCCCACCAGAACGTCCTTGTTCGCGAGGGTTTTAAGGGCGTCCAGAATGCTTTGAGCGTGGTCGCTGCGAACAGTCAGGCCTGATTTCATAGCTGAATACCGCCATACCCGAAGATCATCAGCAGCTGCCAGAACTCTGCGCCGTAGCGGGAGAAGTTCCAGAAGCCCGCATCGGCGTTGAGCGTCGCGCTGTTGTCGTAGCTCACGCTGACTTTATCCACCGACTTGGACGCAACCACGCCGCTCGTTGCGCCACCAGCACCTCCCAGCGCGCCAGCCGCCGTATCTGCGGCATTCAGCACCATGTAATGCGCGACAAACAGCTCTGCCAGATAAGGGAACATGTTCCCCATGGCGGAGCCGTCAATCAGCATGTCGGCGAGGTTGAGGCGGAACTCGATTACTGCGTCGGGATATTTGGTGTCGTCACTGAACTGCGGGAAGTCGCGGCGAAAATCACTTACTGTCGGCAGATTTCGGTTTCTTGCCATCAGCATTACCTTCCGTTACCGGTTCAGTTACGGGCGCCTGCAGGGCTGCCAGCTGCGCGGTCAGGTCAGAGATGGTCTGGTCCTTCTCCGCTACCGACTGCTGCAGATCGCCGTGCGCTTTGGTTTTCTCTTCCAGCTGCGCGGTCAGGCTGTCGATTTGTGCCTGGAGCTCCTTTGTGTCGGCGCTGGCTTTTGCCTTGCCGGTTACGTCAGAGTGCGCGGTGACGAACCAGTGGTCGGCAACTTTGTCGTCAACGGTGTGCTCGCCGGCCTCAAATCGCTGGCTGGTGCCATCTTCAGAGGTGAAATTAAACGGGGTATGGACGCGAATCGTCTTCTTAGCCATTTGCTGCTCCTGTTGGCCCCTTTCGGGGCCGGATTGGTTAGATGCCGTCCAGATACGCCATGGTTTCCGGGTACGGAGACTCAACTGCGCCCAGCTTGCCGTAGTAGGTGGTCAGCTGGTAAATGCCGCGGTACTGCACCGGCACGCTCAGCAGCGGAACCATCGGGAAGCGCACAAACTTCTTGTCATTGGTATACGCCATCATGCGGTCAGTGCCGCCGGTGCCCGCACCTTTCAGCCATTTCACCGCGCGGATGTTCAGCGGCACGCCGTTCTGATGGAAGGCGATCGTGTTTTCGCGCAGGTAAGTCAGCAGTGACTGGTTACCGGCTGAGGAAACGATGATGCTGGACAGCAGAGCGAACTGCTCAGGCGGCAGCAGCAGGTCACGCGGGACGATGGTGTAACCAGACGCCGCCCAGGCATTGGAGAGCAGCAGGTTGATTGACGCCCGGATTTCGTCCGGCGTGGATGTTGCCCACGTCTTCGGAGCGTTAGTGACTGCCGCGCCGTTGTAATTGACGAGGCCTTTCACGCCCAGCTGGCTGTCACCGCGATAAACCTGCTCGTCGGTGTCCATGTTCCATTTCAGCTGCATCGCATCGTACTTCTGCGTGTCGATCGGGCGACCGACTTTAGCAGCAGCGGCGAGCTCGACAACGGTCCAGCCCAGCTCCATGCCCCACAGGGTCAGCGGGAAGCCGGTTTTTGCGATATCGACGTTCGGCCCTGCAATGGCGGTGGAGTCTTTGCCGATCCAGTTTTTACCGTTCGGGTTCGGCGTGCCGGCAGCGGCAAAGGTGGAGTTGGTGAAAGAGCTGATGTCATCGGCGATCGACACGTCTTCGCGCAGCTGAATATCGCGCGACCACGTGTAACCGACCAGCGGCATGTTCAGTTCCTGATCGAGGCGCTCAAGCTCGCCAACCAGGAAAGCGCCAGTGCCGTCGAGAGTGGCTTGGTCAAAAGTGTACATATTTAGCGTTTCCCTTAGATGTTGTATGCGATTTCAGCGTTGCCAGCGGCATCGCCTGCGCCAGTAAAGACGGCGTTCGGCAGCACGACAGTTTCGTCGGTGACAGCCGCGCCCAGAATTGCGCCCAGCGGGCTGGCGTCGGTCGGTTTGGCGTTGCGCACATAAACCGGCGCGCCCTTTGTCAGGCCAACTGCGGTGCTGCCGATGTTCACAGTCATGTAACCGCGCTTCATCACGTCACCAGTGAAATTGGCATTTGCGCCAACCTGTCGCGCCATGTCAGGCGTAGAGGTGGTCGGGTAAGGACGTACGTACAGGCCGGTGATTACCGTCGCGGCGTCAGATGCTGCCAGCGGGATAAACTTGCCATCTGAGCTGTCTTTACCCGCCAGGCCGTACTGGCTAAAAGTGTTCGCGGCATTGAGGATAACCGGCTCGGTGGTCAGGTCTTGCGGGCGTGAGATAGCCCCGGCGATGCCGACTGGCATCCGGTACAGGTATGCAACCATGGGTTTTTCCCTTATTTATTCCAGTGGGCGGCGTATGCCTTATTCAGAGCAGCCGGAGAGTTTTTGTTGGATGAGTCGTAAAACGATGCGCGCGAGGCGGTAGCTGGCGCACTGTTACGCGCTTTGGCGATTTCGCTGGCGGATACAAATACCGCGTCCAGCGTTGCCTTCGGCATTTTGGCGAAGTCCGGCGAAGCGCCTACCAGCGGAGCCAGCAGCGCCTGACCTTCCGGCGTTTTGAATGCCGCGTCCATGGTGGAGCGCTTGAACGCCGCCAGCTTGCCACCTTCAGGAAGTTTCACGCCTGGCATAATCAGCTCAGCACGCGCGACCACGCCCTGGTGATAAGCAGCATCGGTGGTTGCCCGGGTTTTCTCTTCCTTTTCTTCCGGATCGTCGCTATCAACGGTTGAAGTAGAAGATGGGTTAAGCAGCTGCTGAACCAGAAGCGCCAGTGCATCGACTTTCGCTTCAAGCTCGCTGTTAGTCTGCGAGCCGCCTTCACCATCTTCATCAGTGGTCAGGCCGCCAAGCTCTTTATTCGGCGGCAACGGCTGCGCGGGGTTGATAGTGATGTTTACTGCCCGCGCCAAATCAAGGCTTGGCTCGACCAGTTCTGATGGCGCGTTATCAACCAGATCAGCCAGGCTATCGGCATCCTTGGTTTTAATCGCCCGCTTCAGCTGGCTAAACCAGCCCTGATTTTTGGTAGTCATGAATGAGCTATCTCCAATTGAACAACGAATACCCGCACGGCCGTTAGGAACGCCCGCACAGTGGTTACCGATAATTGAGTGCTGTCGCGCCTGACCCGGCCCCTTCTGCTCGTAGTCGGCGTCGTAGCCCATAGAAATCTGCTCGAGGCCGTTCATTACCTGCTGGATGGCTTCGGCGGTTTTGATGTGAATGTCGCCCAGCATCAGATCTGACTGGTCGCCAGTGCCGCGGCGGACGTTCTGGATATGCCCGTGGGCGTAGTCTTTCCAGTTGCCCGGATTGACCATGTCTTTCGGGTGACCCAGCGTGAAGGCCATACCTTCGAAGGAAGCGAGCGTTTCGGGCCTGAAAACCTCGTCAGCATCTCGGGTGACGACGATCTCGCCATCTTCATCGCCGATTAGCCCTTCCAGTTCGCTTTCGTCGTAGACCTGAGCGCCGGTGCGTGCGATCGGCACGTCTTTGCACAGCAGCGAGCCATCGGCCATCTCAAAGCGAGTATTGCCGAGGCGCGTAGTGAAGAAATATTGCATCGTTAATCCTCGGGTACTACGGGCTCGGCGTAGCAGCGGCAGTTGGGGAACTGGCCCGCGTGCCCGGTCATGCCGTCGAGCGTTGGCGGCTTTGCCCAGTCAACGTACTGACCGTTCATTTCTTTGTGGGAGTGGCGCACGTCGCTGTCTTCTGCAGTGCGCCAGATGTAGCCGCGTGAGCCAATGGCAGTTGAGCGCGCCTGGGTGATTGCAGTTGATGCCCGGCCAACCTCAGTGCGGGCAATCGTTCGCGCCCGCGCCTCAGTAACTTCCCCGGTACGCATGATTTCATCAGTCAGCGTGCTTGAGCGCTTACCGGACACCACGGCCTCAATCGCCTGATTGTGGATGTCGTAAACGCGATCGGCTGCCTGCAGGGGAAGCGATTTGAACAGTTTCACCTGCTCGTCGATGATGCTGCGCGTTACCGCGCCGGTGCCGGAGTTCATCAGCTCACGAAGCCCGGCAGAGATACGCTGTGACCTGTCACGCCACATTGCATCGTCTGCGACTTCCAGTGTGCCTATCAGCCGACTCGACACCGCTTCCGCCCATGGCTCAATCAGGTCGGCGTAACGCTCCAGCCTGTCCATGATGTCGGTAACGCTATCGTTTGAACCATCGTACGAACCCTCGACGATTGCCCCCACCGTACGCGCTATCTGTCGTAGCTGTGTTCGCAGCTGCGTCTCGGCGCGCTTCAGGTTCGGTGGTTTCGACGTTATCGAGGTCGGCCTCCGTCGGCGCCGGGATGTCACTGGCATTATCAATATCCTCGTCGCTAATGGTGCCGCCCAGACCGGTTACACGGGCCGTCTCCTGCAGGTGCTGCGCGCCGGCTTTCTCGGTCATCAGACCTGCATCGACAGCTTTCACCGTGGCATCGACGACCTTATTGGCCGTGTCCGCGCGCTCGCTGTCCGGTGTCTGCCAGAGCTCGTTAAACTCGAAGGTGAAATCATCCGGCAGCGGTGAGGCAAACATGCTCATATGCAGCACTTCAAATAACTTTCGGATTGGCCGGCGAAGTTTGCGCTCCTGCTGCGTCGACACATTGTCGTAATAGTTCGCCAGGTCGGTATCGCCAGTTGAGAAACCAGCCGGAGACTGACCGAACAGGCGGACCAGCGGGATACCGAACGCGCCTGATACCTGCTGACCGAACTGCGCCAGCACATCGCTCAGCCCGGCATACGAATAGGTGTGCGCCTCGAACTTGTCGTCGGCATCCATGATCGTCATGCCTTCGTTGCTCTGGTACTGGCGGATCATGTCCATGTGCGACATCAGACCCTTAAAGGCCGGATTGTCTTTACCCATAGCCAGCAGGGAGCGAAGCCCTTTGATGCTGTAGGTGCGCAGGTGAGCTTTGTAGATGAGCTGCGCCACGCCCTGAGTCGTAGAGTCGAATGCCAGCAGGCGATCGAAGCAGCGCTCGATCACCGACATGCCCCAGTCGTTTTCGGTCAGGCGCTGCTGATATGGCAAAGGGACGCCATCGAAGCGGATTAGCCTGGAATGGTGAATGCGCCACGGCGGGATGCCGGTTGCAGATGTAACGACACGGTAGAACTCTGGCATGCCGAAATCCGGCCCCAGCTCAGTTACGCGCCGCTCAGTGGTTGCGTTAAGCATCCAGCGGTCCATCACCATCACGCCTTTAAATGCGCCCGGTGCGATAGCGTCGATGCGAAGTGGCGTCGAGTAGTTCTGACCGTCAATCAGGATGACGCCTACAGCGCCGCCATAGAGCCGCGCCCACTTCAGCGTGTCGTTGAGCGCTTCCCAAAGCGCCATCTCATCCCATGCGTTATCGAGCTGCTTCTTGCGGCCGTCTTCCAGCTTGGAGGTAATGGTCACGCCCTTGCGAGTCATGTCATCGGGGATAGCATCAACGCCTGCACCCACCAGCCAGGACGACCGGTAAGCCTGCTCAATCAGCAGTCTGTTGCGCGATGTCCAGTTGTTGCGGTAGGTGCCGGCGCCAGACTGGTTCGATTCGTTAACGCCCATGCGGGCGACAAAGTTTTCATAGCTGTCACGCGTCGGTACAGGCTGCGACACGTTTTGTGTTTCGGACATGTTCAGCCTCTGCCAAGTTGCGCCCAGATATCCAGTGATGTTTCCATTGGTGCGTAACTGATCATCACCGAGTCAGCCAGGTTAGGTGATTTAGTACCTTCCGGCTGCTTATCCACGACGATTTTACCCACCCCATTAATGGAATAGGTCGGCTGGGATAGCTCGACGATCAGCTTGTCTTTGTTGGTGATGCTGCTGCTAAGAGAAATGATTTCATCAGGGTTGTATTCCATGCCCTGAACTGCGCGGAAAGTATTGCGAAAAAGTTTTCGAAGGTGCCACCAGCTCTGAGCTTTAGCGTTAGCAAAGAAGTCTTTGTTCAGGCGCGATGGCTGCCCATTATCGCCTTTGACTGCTTCACCATCGGGATCGAACACCGCGCCACTGCCTCGGAAAGGAGTCGCGAGAATATAGGGGCGGCCCTCAGGCTGGCGCAATTCATTAATAGCCTTTGCGTCACCGCGCACGCCAGCGCCCAGACCATCCTCATCGAAGCGGAAAGCTTCAAGATTGTTGTGGTCACACAGGCCAAACACCTTCACAACTGAGCTGTAAATGTCGCTGCCAACCCCAGACCACTCGTCCACTTCTTCAAGCAGAAAGCCGTGGCGGCGTGAAAATGCGTTTTTGTCGCGCCCTTCATCAGCGACATCCATTGCTCCGAGTCGCTGGCCGGTTGGCGTGATGCCCAGTTTGATGTGAGCATCTACAGCTGCCTGTACCCACTCATTCGGGATCAGAACACCTTCAGCTGAAGCGCTGTAATTCAGGTCAAGCTCCTGCGCAACGACAACGGGATTATCGATTTTTGCGCACTCTTTCTGGTACCAGGCATCATCTTTGCGCGGGTCACTGCGCCAGTGGAAAGTGAATACCGGAATGCGGCCGCCGTGGCGTTTCTGCGCGAATGGGTTGGACATGCCGTTAACCGATGAAAGGTCTATACGGCAGCGGGTGGTTTGCGACAGCGCAGCATCAATAAGCAGCGGGCGCTGAAGAAATGCAGCCTCATCCACGAAGTAAAGCGTTGTTCGGTCACCGCGCCCGATGTTGTCGCCCGCTTCACCCTTGAGAACAGCGCCAGTTTCCGGAAACTCTACGCGCATATATGGAGCGTGCTTTCTCTCGTTCCAGTTACCTCGAAACTCAACCGGCAGCGTCTCAACGAATTTGCGTGCTTTCCAGAACAGCGCTTTCGGGTCGCCGGTGCTGTCTACGTACTCCTCTTTACGGGAGCCGAAGCCAATCACCATTTCTTTGTTGAACAGGCAAAGAGAGCAGGCAAGGCCGATTGACGTCCAGCTGAGACCCATCTCACGGCTCTTTTCAGTAATGCCGTTCTCCATGCTGCGACGGCGATCCATTATCCAGTCGATCCACTCTTCCTGCTTCGGGAACAGCAGAAACGGGATTGTTACCGGCAGACCATAATCGAGGTTTCGCGGGTCTGTTGTCATGCCCCAGTCGATAATGAACTGAGCTGGGTTATCCCGGTAAAATGCCTTCAGCGCGGGCAGCATCGATGGGTTGGCGCGGATGCGCTGTAGCCTCTCCATCCGCCACTCAAAAACCTGAGTGTAATCCGGGTTCTTGAAGTCGAAAGGGAATGGTATTGGCATATCTAACCCATGAGTTTTTTATACTGCTCTGCTGCTTCCTGCGGCGTCATGCTGGTAACGTCAACTTTCACCGGCGCGCCATCAGCGCCAGTAATCTCGGTAGATGTCTGCTGCTTGAACGCCTGCACAGTGATGTGATCGCCGATTAGTTTGAGCGAAGCAACAGCGCCTTTGGCATCGAAGCCATAGACCGTTCTGCCCTGCTCGTCCGTAATCTCTTCGCCGCGGCGGTCTGTAAGCGGCTCTACTTCCTGCATGCAGCGCTCGTGGAGTTTTACCGCCTGTCGCAACACGTAATCAGCATCAATATTGGTTCGCTTGAGTCGATCCTGATTTAATTCTGCGATACGCTGCAAAATGTCGTCATTTGTCATCAGGCGGTGTGCTTGGTTGCGTGCTGAACCATCGCTGTACCCCGCCCGAATGGCCGCTTGCGTGGCGTTCAAATCGATGAGGTACTCGCGACAGAACATCTCTTGTTTGTCGGTGAGTGCCATATTTAACCTAAAGAAGGAGTTTTACGTGAGTACTTCTGGCGATCTAAATGCTGTGCTTAACCAGTTGCTGATGGAAAATCGAGCCTTAAAACTATTGGTGCTTCCTTTACTCAGAGAGAAAAACATTGATAGTTTGAACGGTTTTATTTCTGAAGTTGAGGCCAGAACTAAACTGGCTGTTAATAACGAAAGAGATGCTGAGGCTGCAAAACAAATTAAAATCTCAGGCGAGCAAGCAGTAAGCACTTTGCGCACGATGATTGCTGAGAAGAGCGCCAGCCTTTAGTCATTATCGAAGCCACTCAGTCAGTGGCTTCTGTAATGCCTATTACTTACCGCACAACTTTACCCATAGGTCATTGTGGTTATTGATGGCCCTTACCGTACGGATATCCATCAGATCAGCATCTTTGCCATGCGTTCTGATGGGAGCATCTTGTGTACAAAGGGAATCGACTGTTTTGGTCGGTGCTTCAGTCGTCGGAGTTGAACTGTGATTTGCGCAGCTTGTAGCGAGCAGCATCGTCAGACAGAGAAGCATTGGTTTCTTTAACACTGTTGGCCTTCTCCGTGTTTATTGCCTGCACCTTAGCCACATCATTAACCTGCTGTGACTCAACCTTTGCTGCTTCCACGTCAGCCTTTGCTTTCTCTTCAGTCTGCCCTTTGCTCTTACCTCCAAAGTAGGCAGCAACACCGGCAGCAATTAGCGCAAAGAAGGCGAAAACATAATTCCAGCCGCCTGAAAACAGGTGAACGAGAGTTGTCATGGCTGTCCGTCCATTTGCTGTTTGCGATCGCTAAGCTTTCTCTGCCGGATGAACTGAGCAATCACGCCCAGTGCGACAATGAAGTAACTCACGTACTGCGCGATGTTGACCGGCAACATGGATTTCAGGTCAGGCGGCAACATGTTCCAGGCTGAGATAATGGCATCAGGAGCAGATGCGAGGTAAACGCCCAGCAATGTACCTGCACCTGTCAGCCATACTGACCATGCTCGGAACAGCAACCTTGCATGCGCCACGAACTCAATCGAGCTGTATTTGCGCACCAGAAGCACAATGGCGATCACAACGATAACCACGGCGAGGAAGGCGATAACGTTCATATCTTCCCCTTGTAGATGTCGTATGAGCCGGTGCGCATCACCTCAGCATGGCGACGTGCGCGGCCGGGAGTCTGTTTAGCCCACAGGCTGTTCAGCATACCTTCGGCAGCACCCGTAAAGTTGCCATTGGATATCATGACCAATGTGTTTTTGAATGCCGCCAGACCATCCACACCCATCTGGTAAGCCATGCTGTACAGGACGTCTGCACGGGCCGGATTGCATTGCTTCAGGGCTGCGTAGATTGCCGGCCGACTGTTCATATCCAGCACCTTCTCATCCACAATCGCCTGCTTCCATACATCCCCTACTTTGCGAGGAACGCGGAAGGTGTAGCTGGTGAGCGGAGCGCCTTTGGGGCCGATGCGAATACCACCTGCCACCGTAGGGAACCCCAGCGTGTCGAGGTAAGGTGACTCAATGTAACCTTCCTCAAAGTTGAGGATCGGGATTATCTGACTCATCTGCCGGACTCCATCTCATTTGACTCATGCGCTCTTCACGCCGGTCGCGCTTACGCTGGAAGTGAATGTTCACAATGAACGTCGCGATAGCCAGAATAAAACCGCCCACAGCTAACCACTCGTTTAGAGACATGCTCCCGGCAAGGAAAGTCGCCCCCGACGTTGTATACGCCGCGGCTGTCGTTACTTTGTCTGCCATAGTTTTCATATCCACCTCCAGGAATGGAGGCTCGCTTTTAGGAATTGATGAAATTGTGAACTGAGCGAGCCAGGTTAGAATTCTTAGTGTCACGTAAGAAACCTTCCTGAAACTCCTCCACACCAATAACATCCGCTGTGTTTGAAAAAGATGCGCTACGCCACCAGGGTGAAATCACGATTTGGTGTTGAATGGCGTGCGCAAAAGAAAAAGGCCGCCAATGGCGACCTCTGAAATTGATACCCCGACGCAAAAGCGGTAACTACCGTCATCGTCATGACCGGGGATTTTTATGTGCTGTGATTCATCACAACGGAAAGCTGCCTGTTTCACAACACGAGTTCATCGCTAAGCGATCCCACGTCAGGCAGCTTACCTGTTGTGCGCTCCGTTTCGTGGAGCTAACGGCGGGTGATCAATCCGCACCTGAAGGGTACTTATTTTCAGCCTCAATGCTCATGCCCTCGCGAATGGTTTATGCATTCGCCAGTGCACGACAGACGTAAAAAAGCCCCGCCGACTGGTGAGGTCGCGAGGCTCTTTGGAATCCACAAAATTGTTTGCAACTGACCTGAAATTTCGTGCCGCGGCATTCTTAAGAACACTTACGGCAGCTTACTCGAATATCATTGCTCAATTGCTCAAGCTTGTCAACACGTTCTACGCTACCTTCTGCAATTTAACTACACGTTTGCGATCGTTAAACGCTTTTAGCAGCGGTCCATACAAAAGGTAAAGGCTGGCATTAAGAATTTCATCCACTTCTCGCCGGCATGTTGCCATTGATGGGCGCCTGATTTTTCCTTCTGCCGAGCCTGACATTTTGCGGGGAATTGCGACCTTGTGATAGTACGATGCAATGGCGTGCTTGGAAGAGCCATGCGCGAAGTAACTTAGCAGGATGCCAAATGCTTTTTTGTCGATGTACATGACGGAATCCACGACCTGAGAAATCAAGAGTCCGTCATCATCGTTACACATCGGCCGCGAAGGATAGCCTTGAGGTTCAACAGTAGCCATATACTGCGCTATGACACTGCTCTGGCGCTTTTCTAATCTTCCTGAATACACCCATGCACCCCACAGTTCCAGCCAGCTATTAAGCCAGTCGTATTGGTCTTTGGTCAGATTAAGCTCGCGTACCGACATATTGGCCTCCCAGCATTTTCGCCATGCGTTTTATGATCCGATAATCGACTGCAAAGCCGCCTTCGCGTTTGTAGATGCGCAGCTTCTGCCATTTTTCTCTGAGGTATTCGTTCACCATTCGCTTTGCTCCCCTGTCCCACTACAAAGCTGACATGGCTGCCTGACAATCTCGGCTGTGCCCGCATTATTGAAAGTGGGTGCGATACGTACAGACCCGGTACCGAAGCAGATTCCACATTTAACTTTTGGTGCAAATCTGTTTCTTGCGGCCCTTATGCTGGCCTGTTGCAATACTTCTTGGAATGTCATGCTGCCTCCCTCTGCTTGACCAATGCCCGCAGCAAAGCCCTGTAACGCGCACGTATGCCGTCCAGCTCTTCACGGGTGTATCGGTGAGGTTCGTTGTTTGATTCGAGCGCTAAGACGCGCTGAAGGCCGATTTTGGTAATCAGGTTGATGCGGTAAGGGCCGATGGCGCCGGAGTGATGCACGTTGCATGCTGCACACTGGCTGTGGACGTTGTCCTCGTTGAATCGTAACTGTGAAGCCGCTGCCGTTGTCCGGTAATGCCCGGCGTGATAGCTAAACGCCGTTGTGCTGCCGCAGCTGATGCAAATATCCCCGTCCCGCGCTCTGATGTAGTCGTTGAATGCTCGCTGGGTCATGTTGATCCAGTGACTTAACGGCTTCACATCAGCCTTGCGTTTGTTCCATGCCGCGCGCTGCTCTTTCTCCAGGCGCTTTTGCTTGCGCTCGGATAGCTGGTTAGCGAGTTGGATGGCACACTTTGGAGAACAGACGGTTTGTAGGCTATTGCGTGGGATGAATTTCTCAGGACAGCATTTGCACTTCTTAGGCTTGGGCGGCTTCGGCTTAATCGCCTTTACCATGTAAATCCTCCGCAATCTGTTTCATGTCAACTTGCTTAACTGCGTAGACCTTTCCTCCGCCCATATAAAAGCCCTTCTCAGCTTGATCGTTATTTGCTGAGTTGATAACTGAAGCGCCACAGAAAAATCCAACCACAAATATCACTATCAAAATTGCAAAATCAGTCATCGCTCTCTCCTTGCATGCGATAATTCGGATCGTCTAGCAGCTCGATTTCGCACTTGCTGCAACAGTAAGTCTCGGCCGGCGCCAGTAATTCCTGACAGAAAACGCACACAGAAGCAAATGGCTCGCCAGCGCCAGTAGGCTGATTTAACGGGACGGTCTCTTTCATGGTCTTCCCACTCCATATCGCACTCACACGATTCGCATGAGATGGTGTAGTGATGCTTGTCTTCGCTTGTGAGGATGGTGTAACAGCGGTGGCAGCGTTCACGCGGCATTGTCGGCGTCCTTTTTGTTTTTGTAGTAAACAGCCCAGCCGATAGCGTCAATTTTCTTCCGCCCTTTGGCGTCCACCATGTAAATGCCATCACTGCACGCGTGCTCTTCAGTGACCTGCTGCATCAGCGTTTCCAGCTCTTCGTAAGTCAGCGCGGTTAGCTTGTGCCTGTTAAAGCCGTAGGTTTTTATTTTCATTTCGATTTCCTGATTCTGTCAGCCACCGCCCGGCGCAACCTTGCAACGTAATTGCAGGTTGTCACTTCGGATTCAGTCGGGATTTTGTGGCGACGGCGTTTCTGGCGGGGATACTTCAGTTTGGCGTGTTCACAGGCTAAGAAGGTGATGCTAATTTGCCGGCGCATGTCCACCTCTCGCAGCTTTCAGTAACTGGTCAAGCTGATACACCTGGCTCTTGCGCTTGCAGGTCGTGACCACGTTGCGACGAGCTGCCTGCTCTTCTGCTTCGTAACGGGTTCCCCATCGCGGATATTTCTCCGCCAGGCGATATTCATACCCGTTGGTTCCGTAGTTCTTTCTGCGATGCGTGATGCCATATTTGTAGGCGTGGTGCGTGGTGTGCATGATGCATTTATCGCTCACTCCTAGGCTTGCGAAGTAGATTCTGATTTCACTGGTTTTCAGCGAGCCTTCTTTTGCCAGAAGCTCACGAAGCATTTCGACTCTTGCTGCTAAACCCATTGGTTCTTTCATGCTGCTCTCCCGTTAATCTTGATCATTAACTCTGCCGCTAAGGCATCGAGGTTTACTACTGGCTTAAGCTGTTCGCCGCGAGGTATACCTTTTCTCAGGGTTACTTTAGGGATTAGCACCGCTTCCTCTTCCGACCAGCCCTTCCGAATGCGAGCTAAAATGGTTCGCCCATCTATTCCGGTAATCTGCGCCCAATCAGTGCATGGTTTCTTTATCCCCCGAACCGTCAGGTGTCTCGTATTTCTTCGATTAATGGTTTGCTCGCGCCTTGTTGACCATTTGCAGTTCCACTTGTAATAGCCCTTGTCGTTATCTATGCGGTCAAGGGTCATTCCTTCTGGCCGGTCACCCATATCCCTGTAAAACGTTTTGAAGTCATGCCAGTCATCGCAAACCTTAATTCCCCTGCCGCCATAGTTTGGATATGCCTTCACGTTAGGGTTTTCACATCGGTCTATCATGGAGCGCCATATCGTATAAATGCTTGAGCGCTTTTTACCGTGCCTGAAATTGCTCATACTCCCTCCATGTGTCGCTTTTCCACCTAACTCCTTGCTCAGCGCCAAAAGCGAAAATAAGCTCGATGAGGTCACGCATCTCGCTGACGCGCATTTTGCTGGTCGACTGACCGAGGACTACAAAGCCGCCATTGATGCCGGGAACCGTCTCCTGCTGTTTCAGTGCAGCACTAAAAACATGCTTCCAGCTCTCTGCATCCATCTTTCTCCCGTACCACACCACCTGTTGCGAAATGTCATGCAGGCAGGCCCAAAGCATGCGGTTTTGCGCAAGGCTTCTGGTGTCCTCCTGAATGGTTACCTGCAGAGGCTTATCGGAACTGGCGGGGAGTTGTTGGATGGCGGTGATGCAGTTCTGTCGGATGCTGTCGCTCCTAAGCAGGAACGTTGCTTTCTCCATCTTCACTTTCCTTCTTCAGGTCAGCCCGCCACGATTCCATGCTTCTTTCGAGGATTTCATCGGCAAATGTCTTTGGTTTGTCTCGCTTCAGGGCGTCGCCCAGTACCTTACGCATCACCGCAGGGTAGCAGGTGAAGTCGTGGAACTTGCGGCCGTGGATGATTACTTCCTGCAGGAGGGCTTCAAATTCGTCATCTGGCAGGAGATAGGTAGATTTCTTGAGAGGAATAACGTTGCTCATTGCCATCCCCAACCGGTAACGTAGCTGATTCCCAAAATGGCCCCGCCCACTATCATGTACGCCAAAATGCCCATAGCGATGCCTAGTAGCGCCCCAAGAAAGAAGCCATCGTGGCGATCGCGATAACCATGAATGACAGCAAAAACCAGCAGGGTAATGATGAAGCTGCCCACTAATGGTTTCAGGACATGATCAGGTATTTCATCGCTCTCCGTCGGGTAAAGAATCTCAATGCATTTTGCATACTGCTGCTTGTCGGCGATTCCGCTGGTAGGGCTAAACTTCTCCACAGATATTTTGCATTGTGCAATTTCAGCTCTGTGCGCCGCCTCTTCTGCGCGCGATGCATTTGATGCCGATATTGCCGCGTTGCTTGCAGAGATAGCTGCCATTGTTGCCGTCGTGCTCATTCTTTTTCCTCCGCATCTCTTAGGCCTAGTTGATACCATTTCCACCACGCAGATATCGGCTGGAGCAGTGACATGCTGTCAAAGCTATGCCTATATCCAGCGTTCAGCCTTGCCTCTTTTATTACCGTTAAAGGCAGATCTAACGCTTGTGAGGCCAGGCTTTCGAAACGCTGCCGATCCAGCTCATCTTTGTCGCTCATGCGTCCTCCGGTGGTGATGGGAGTGGTTGCCAGTGGGTGATTGGGCCCAGCAGGACTGTAGCGCTATGTTCTACTGAACAGCTATCGCCATTTCTGTTCGGCCAGAATCCTCGCCAGCGCCACACTCCTACTTCACGCCCATCGCTGATGATTACCGCCTGCCGGTCTCTTGGAGTTTTCTCACTGCACTTAATCCAGCCGCTCATACTTCCTCTCCTCGCTCGCGTTCCTGCTCAACCACTCGATAGGCGATGATGTCCCAAACTCCGCCGTAATGATTCCATTCGCCAGCCTCTGCGGGAAAATCTTGAGTAATAAAGCCTCCACGCAACTTCAGGTCTACTCGATTACCAGGAATAACAGGGCACTCACCACCATCCCACTCAACCCACCCATTAATCAGCTCAGCGCTATCATCGCCCTTCTCCTGCTGCTCCAGTACAGGGAGTGCAATCTCAAGGGCTTCAAGGTATTCCTCCTCAAAAATTGAGATGCCAAATCTGCGCTGGGATGTTTTCAGCTTATCGATTCGCTCAAGGCACTTCTTAGCGGTTAGCTTGTTCATCATGCATACTCCGTAACGTTTTCACTCGCCCATGCCTGGTCGTATTCATCGGATGGCATATTGGCGATGTAGTTGTAAGGTGTCGCGCCTTCCATCATCAGGAACTGGTGCGACTGCTCGTGAAGGTAAAGCGGGATTCCACCTTCCCAGCCTTCTCCGTTTCGCTGCTTCTCCAGCATCAGGACTGATGCCGAGGTTGCCAGCGCGGCCTGCTCCTTCTCGTTAAGCGGCTCGCCAGCGTGTTGCTTCTGAATGGCTCGCTCTCTGACCTTGTTGCGCCAGATGATGAACAGGTTGTCGGTGAGGTCGGTGATCGCACTGGTGCCCTTCACGTCCATCTTCCCGGTGGGCTTCTCTTCACTGTCCGATTTCCGGCTGTGGGTCACCATGATGACGTGGCTGTTGGTGCGGTTTTTGAAGTCGCAGATAGCGTCCACAAAGGCTTTCTGGCCGTTGTAGTCATCCTCTCCAATGCCGCATTTCATCAGGCTGTCGATGACGAACAGCTGGATGCCGTAGCGCCGGTTGGCGTACTCGAAGATTTCCAGCAGACGGTCTGCCTTCGCCGTTCCCGTCAGGCCAAACAGCCAAAGACGGTCGTCGTAGAAGTTGAATGCCGCGTCGATTTCCAGCTGAGGTGGTAGCTTCACGCAGGTTGCCTGTCGCGTCAGGCGCTTCAGTAACGCTCCCGGCTTAAGCTCCAGTGACGCAACGCAGGTTCGAACCCCCTGACGCATAGCCTCGAGAACCATATGTCCCACGACTTCAGTTTTTCCGTGTCCGTTCACCCCATTCACAATGGTTAGCTCGGCTTCCCGGTAGGCGAAGTTATGGTTCAGCGTTTCCCATGGGCTGCGGAACATGCACTGCTCTTTGCCGTAGAAAGCGTTGATGGTGTCCTGATAGAACTCGCGGGCGCTGTACAGCTCTTCCGGGTCGAAGTAGGCAGCGCGCTCAAGCACGTCGATTACCTCGTCGCTGGTCATTCCCGCCTGCAGGCACTCGTTGATGTCTTTGTGCGGCAGGTTCACCAGTCGGCAGCGGTGCTCTCCGAGGCGTGATGCGATTTCCTTTGCGGCAGCCTGGCCGACTTCATCGGAGTCCATGGAGATCCAGATTTCGTCGAAGCGGTCGAGGTTGTGATATTCGAACTCAATCCACTGCTGCTTGGCTCCTTTTCCACCGCCGAAGGGGACAGACAGCGCCGGCAGCCCGTACTGGTAATACGTCATGCAGTCGATTTCACCTTCGCAGATAACCACCAGGCGAATGTTCTTCGGCATTGCCTGCCATCCGAACAGGCATGGCTCGCACTCGCCTTCCGCCATGATGACTTTCTTGCCGTTGGGCCGCTCAGTGCTGATGCGCTTTACCTGCAACAGCTCACCATCGCGCTTGTACGGGAACGCCAGAGCATCCAGCTCGCGCTCGCCATTCCAGACCTTAGCCGCAGCCACTTCAAACGCCTTTGCCGTCTCTGCCGTGATGCCGCGAGATGCCAGGTATTCGAGGTGCTTTTCGGTTTTGGTGAGGTACTTACTGATTTTCTTGCGGTCAGGGCGGGAGAACTTTTTCTGCTGTTTTGCTGCGAAGTGGTGGTCGTCGTCTTTGATGCCGAGGAACTCTTTGGCTTCTGTCATCGCCTGGTGTAAACCGCAGTCTTTCACGGCGACCCACAGGTCCAGAAGGTCGCCGCCGCTTCCTTCGGCGAAGTCCTGCCAGACTTTCTTGCCAGCCAGATTAACCTTGAGGCTCTGGCCCTTTTCCCCGTTAACGCTTCCTGCTACCCACTCGTGCGATTCTTTTTTGCCGTTCGGCAACAGGTATTTCGCTACCCTGTCGACATGGTTCCAGAGCATGTCACTCAATTCGGATGGGCCCATATTTTTGGCCTCCTTTTAGATATGTCTCCAGCTTTTTCCACGACGAACATCGGAGATCTGCGCCTGACAAACACCGTATTTATCGGAAAGCTCTTTCAGAGACATATCCGAGGCCATCCTGATAGCAACCACGTCTTCATGAGTTAGCTTTGATCGAGAATTCGCTGCGCCCTTTGCATCCTTCAATCCAATGCGAAAAGCATGTCTTACGTTCTCCGAGCCAGTGCACCACTCTAAATTTTCCATGCGGTTATCTGCTTTATCGCCGTTGATATGGTTAACCTCTGGCTTGCAGTAGTGATTTGGGATAAACGTTTCCGCTACGATTCGATGAACTTTCCTTGTTTTCAGTCCACCATTCGAGAACAAACCAACCCTCAGGTACCCCTTTGTATCTGGTACCGCTTTCAACCACTTTCCTCTCCTTGCATGACCTGATGCATTGACTCTTGGGTGGGAGTAAACGCGGCCGTCCTTGGTTACCGAGTATTTCCCTTCGTAACCAGAGATAAACTTTCCAAATTCAGTTTCCATCAT